TCCCACCATCGTATTTAGTCCCCTCTGTCATAGCCAAACCTCCAGGTATCAAGGTCTGGGTACGTAATAATTAAACCATTGTGGGCGCAAATGTCCATGAACTGTGTTAGCTCAAGAACCCGCTTCCGACTGTATTCGTACATCATCGCATGTTCACCCTGTTGATCAAGGGTGCGCCACAGTTCCTCACCAGCTTGTATGTACAACTTGCGCATTATCTCTCGGATGTTCATAATTCCTCTGAAAAAGAAAATGGGGGCTATTTATAAGCGCAGCCCCCAGCGCCGATTAACCGAATGGCCTTAAAAGATGTCAGACTCCTCACCACTGTCATCACTCTGCCACTCACTAGCAGGGCGGTAACTGTAAATCTTATTCTTATCCGCGTACCCGCCGGTGCCTTTCTCAACACCAACTCGCCCAATTACCTTGGCGCCGTCTATAGCGTCACAGATGTACTCCACAACTTCGTCCATATTGGTACCTGGAACTGTGTGGTGCCAGTCGGCCTTGCCCATAATGGCGTTAACCGACTTGATCCCGCGGTTGAGCACATCCTGATTCTTCTCAGGATCAGTGGAGCCAAAGAATAGGCCGATGTAGACGCGGCGGCCTTCAAATTCCGCAGGGGCTATGACAGTAGCTTTGGCATTGACGTATTTCAACCCACTGTTTTTGCTAGTCCGCACTTCAGGATTGGTAATCTCGAAGAGATATTCGGCGTTAACCGGAGCGCCCTCACTCACTTTGGTGGGCAAAAGCTCGCTCTTATCCTTCACCTGCTCAGGATGGGCGATACCACCGAGGAAGTTCTTAATCTCAGTCGCTGTGGTATTCATTTGAGTCTCTCCTCTCTTTACATTACGCTTTGGGGTTGCGTGTTGCTAGTAACAGAAACGCCACAATACCCATCACCACCACCATCACAGTCATAGTTTCCAACATATCACCTTCTTTCTTTCCAGGTTAGGAATGCGCCGAGGCCCAACACACTGACAGCCACGGCAAAATGCGCGAGAAGGCCCTCCAACCAACCTTCGCCTATATTGTTGAACTGCACTTTGACCGTCCAGTTGTTGAGCCTAGCGGCGTGCCAAAGCACGGTAAGTGATACGCTGTTAATTAAACCTGCGAGAATGCCCCAGTAAATTAACGCTTTTCGCATCGCATTACTATCGTATCATCCGTGTCAATTACTCTTCACCTGTCGTTGGTGCAGGTGTGTCCATGTCCACCAGTTGGGTTTCTACCTTTGCTGCGGGGACGTCAAACCCCTTGATGATGTTCCAAAGCTGGTCATAGGTCGTGTTATCCAGGTGCCTCGGCATGGTCGGTTCATGCCACCAGCGGCACTTCACCTCAATGTCACCGACCGGCCAGTAGTGCTGGCGAAACACCAGCTTGTCCGCAATGACGTAACGCTTACAATACACAATCATGTCAAAAAAGTGTCCTATGAACTCCCCAAACTGGCCCTGGATGTGGGCCCGAATGGTGGTGGGCATTTCGTCAACCTTAGTATCCTTGGTGACTTTCACCTCACTGATGTCCTGTGTCATGCGGGCTGCCCGCGCTATGACGATGAGTGCCGCCTGTGTGTCAGCAGGCTCCAAATGGTAGAAAGTGTCCTGCATCTCGCTCAGGTGCTCACCCCATGCGCGCCGCTTATCCCCTTTCTCCCCTACCATGTTGGCCCGCACATTGGTGCTGGCATGTTGGGAGATGTCATCGATAACAATCCCCTCATACATGGGCTTACCCTTCATGGCCCGTGTGCGGATACTCTCTGCCGCCTTCTTTAACTTCCCAGGCTCCTCAAATGATATGTAGGCCACACCCCACGGTTCCGCCTGTGTGTAATGATGCAGTCCCAACGCGTCCGTACTGCCATGATTGTCGAAGTACACCACCTTCTTGGAATCAATCACCGCACTCCTCATAAGGCTAGCAGCGAAGTAGGACTTGCCGCTACCTGGAGGGCCAATTAACATGATCTTTGGTGGCCTATTCAACTTGCATTCCTCCTTCCTTCTGTGATATTCCCAACACCCGTCCTGTACATGCACGGAACCAGTCGCAACGCTCACAGTGATACCCTTGTGTGGGGTACACCAGCCGCTCAGGCTCTCGTGTAGCGGCGCTAATTTGGGCAGCCGCTAACCTGATATAGCCGCGCCACCTCTGCATGTCATCTTCCCTCAGTATGCGCGTTTCGCGGTACGTACCAGTAGGCCACAACAACGTAAAGCGGTAGCCTACCACCTTGTAATCAGGAAACAGGTGATCGAGAGCCATTTGTATACAGTAGACCTGGATGTTGAAGTGTATCTTTACAAGCACGTTTGGTTTAGCCATGCTGGTCTTGTACTCCCCAACGAGCAATGTCTTGCTCTCCTCATCACGTTCCAAATCATCCAACACACACACCAGATCAGGCAGCCCCGCGCCCAGGGGACACCGCAAGCTTAGCTCCGTATCTGTCGGGACATAATCCAGGTCAGGCCCAAAGTCCTGCCAGTGTCGGTTCAACACCTTGCTGGCCTTCTCCTGCACCTCCACTGTGTAGGCCCCCTTCAGTTCATCAAACAGCCCGATTATGGTGTCGGGCGTCCGGTGCTCAGGCTGTACAGCGTGAAAATACTCCAGCACTTCATGACACAGCTTTCCCACCTGTACTGCCACAGGGCCACCAGTCTCTTCCTCACCTGTCTGCGCCGCCTTATGTTCCCGCTCATAGCGCCACTTTAAGCGACATGTCTGCCAAGTGGTGATTTGGCTAGCGCTAATGTGATCTAGCACGCGGGCGTCCACGTTTATACCCTCGTTAGAATAAAACGGATACCATTCTGGGTTTGTTCAAGAGCGTCAGACAGGTCAATGATAATGTGATACATGTTCTGGTGCATCTCGTCCAGAGCAGACTCCAAATCGGCAACCCTATCCATCAACTCCATGTTCTCGATGAGCAGTACCACAGCATCAGCTATTAGGCGCTTGGTCAGTTCATTGTGGTCAGGCGCGGCCTCCAGGTCTTCTACCTGATCCATGAGGGCCATGTTCTCTTCAAGCAGCACTTTAGCATCTCCCATGAGGGTTTGGATCAAGGCGTAGGCACTCGCCAGGTTGGCGGCCAGCACTAGTTCCTTGCTTGCACAGGTCATGTTAACTATCTCCCATCTGTTGAATTTGCAGGTTCAGACGGTTTATTTCCTCTTGAGCCGCAAAAAGTTCCTCATCATAGTTGAGGATTACTCGCCAGCGCATATCGGCCAGCCGTGTTGCGTTCTTAAATGAGGCTTCAAAGTGCCTCGCTTCATACAGCGCCCCTTCAAGCTCCAGTTGAAGTCGCCGGTTAGTCTCATCCATCCGGTGTAGGTCAGTGGCCATGTTGGCGATGATCCCATCGGCTTCTGTCCACATAACTACACCTTTAAGACGGTTACAGTCACAGGGCCTATGTCAATGAACAAGCCACCAGCACGGCCTTCAAGCCTAGCGCCAAGGCCAAGTGCGGTCAGGTCGGCGGCAACAACGATTTCAACCTTGCCTAAAATCTGTAACCGAATATCGTACGTGTCAAACCAGTCTATAATGTTTTGTACCAGTTTCATGTTACCCTCCTATTTAATTTGGGTTTCCGCATTTCTAGTATACCAATCTTGTCAACTCCCCAGCACGTTGACCGCCTGCAAGACAAGCAAGACTAGAAACAGTGTTGCGCCGACTACTACCAACAGCACCACTCCTGCCAGTACGAGGAACCATTCGGTCATTAGGCCACCTCCTTTATTAGATTCCAAACCGCTCACAGCACCTTTCACATGCCCAGCCCGTCGACCCATCCGCAAATGTAATAGCGGTCAGAGGCATGTTGGCCGCGCGGCAGAACTCGCAAGGCTCCGGTTCCCCAAACTCTTCTAGCAATTGCACTTTCCGCGCCCTAGCACACGTTGGACATCCACACTGCCACCTAGCCTTCCCTTCTCGCTCCAACAGCGAGATGTAGTGCTTCACCGCCTCAGCCGCACGCTTGATTCTCTCTGACAACCTTAGATCGTCAGCAGTATCCTTCATATTATGCCTCCCTAGGTCTTTTTAGCCCATCAAATATTCTATCGGCCACGGCAGGGCCGCAACGTGCGACAATATCCAGGTAGGGCGCAGATATAGCTGCCCAAGGCGTGCCGTAAATTCGCAGCAGCTTCTCCCTTGTCTTCGGCCCTATGCCCTTGAAATTCAAAGCCTTCATCTCGTCGGTATACTTGTTGGCGGTCGGCTTACGGAACGGTTCCTGTGCATCGCGTGTAATGTATTTTATTCTCAGCTTCTCGATGAAAGCCGCCGTCGCTTTGGGGCCGCCAGCAATGGTTACAATCCTCACCCCGCAGTCTTGCCAATCCAACAGCGCAGTTTGGAGAGTATCGAAGGGTACACCTTGCACCTGACAGTCCCTCAATGTGATCCCGTGCTCAATCATCAGAATGACGCTGTCATAGTATTGGAGCATCGTTGTCAATTGATCCGCCAAGTGGCCAGATGCACGGCTGCTGAAGAAATCAGCCGTCGTCTTGCGCTCTACACCAAATACCATGTCGCGTGCCACAAACAGCGCGTCCCCACCTGGCGCGGGGGCCAACGCTATGATGACATCAACCCCTTTGTGGAAGGCGGCCAGCGCGTCGCCAGGGGTGTAGGTCACACTCCCACTAAGCCCGACTTTTCGATCATAAAACTTCAGCATCCCATCCTTATCTAATGTGAAAGGTTCCTTCATCGTTCCTCACTTCAGGAAAAAGTTCAACACGTTGAACACTACATTGATACCAATCATACCTGCAATAATGATGTTTAACCACAACGTCAAGCGCTCATTAGCTTTCATATTCCTAGTTTCCTCCACCAATAGCCAAGGATGAGGCCCAGAGCCAAGGTGTCAAACAGGATTAGAGCAAACACTGTGTTAGGGAATTCTATCATCGCTTGCCTCCGTCGTGCTGGCGCCCACACGCTCCACCTCATAGTTTCTTAAGCTGGATAGAGCAACCTCAATGTCCGAAGCCTGCCGCAGCACCCATCCCACTACCAGTTGGTCAGCCTCGGATTCACAGTACGCCTTCGCAATCAGTTTACCATCACCGCTATATAACCTAAACACGTGCGTTGGCTTGATTGTGCCGTCAAGTTCTTCGGTCAATGTATCAACTTTATCGCCCAACCCCTGTATTTCGCGTTCCGCGTGGTCAAGACGCGCTATCAACTCTTTTTCAAGCCCACTAAGCTGTGTTATGTCCATTTTGGGCCTCCTGAAGCTCTATCTCCAACAACTCTATCTCTTCCAACAACTCTGGCGCGGCTTCCACCAACAGCCACACTGCACTAGCGATGGTGTTAACTTTACACTGAGCAATCGCGGCCTGAATTGCCAGCTTTCTTTCATCTGTCATGTTTAATCTCCTCAGTTTTGACTCAGAGCAGTGCGGGCCACACTGTGGTAGGATAGCTCAAACACTGTCATGTCTTCCGCTATTTCCTCTTCCACCTTTCCCTGAACCTCTAGGGTCGCCTTCAGGCTCTCCACCTTCCGCACCGCGTCATCCCAGCTATCTGCCCATATGTCAATGGCCCATGTTTTACCACCATACTGATAGTAACACACAAATATCTTCATGACGTTTCCTCACCCCGCAGTTCCGTAGCTTCCAAAATTCTGACTTGACCGCCTCGCCTTGTGTTAAAATTTACTATCTCTGTCGTATCCCTTATCAACTTGTCGATCGTCTGGTAACCGTCCAACTTACCCGCTTGGAAGGCGTGGGCTGGAAGTATACCATGTTTTGCCTGAATTGGTGGTAGAACTATCCACAGGTAATACCGAGTGATCGGCATCACCTTGACTGCCCTGATTGCGGCTTGAGACTTCTCCTCTAGGCTCTCCATCATATCCTCCTCTATCATACGTACCCTTCAACATGATGATCTTCTTTCGCTTGTTCTTAGGATTAGGCACCCGCACCACAAGCTCATCAAGCTCTAACGCGGCAATCCGCCTACTCACTGTGCGCGGGTTGCTCATGCCCATTCCGGCTAAAAGCGCGGTGAACTCGTCCAACCCCAGCGGGCCTCCAGTGAGTAGGTGAAGCATCTGGCCGTTGGTTATGATGTCGCCGGTGTCACCCGCAGATGGAGGCACGAATAGGCCAGACTCCCTATCTCCCCATAACAACACACTGTCCAACAAGTTATCAGCATTCCTCATCTTGTCGAACATCACTTCCACAATCTGAGGCTTTTTTGTCTCACACATTCGAATCACCGTGTCAGGTCTATCAGTTATCAAACTACTGCCTCGGCTCTCAAGCATCCCCTTCTGCTTCTTAAACGTCACCCCTTGGTAAGGCTTACGCTCATGGTGACTGAAAATAATTGCAACACCATGTCGGAACCGAAGCCTATCAAAGCCGTCGAACAACTTCTGCATCTCGTTACTTTTATTCTCATCCCCTTCATGGAAGGGTAACAGGGGATCAATGATGAGGATTTGGAACCCACCATCCACCAGCGCAGATTCTAGTTCCAACAAGTCCGCCATTCTGTCCAACTTCACATCATACACTGAAGCCACCGACAGGTTATCGTACCCAAACCCTTCAAAGCTGGCCTTCAATTTCGCCATCCTGCGTTGGAAGTTCTTTGGCCCTATCTCTGCTTGCAAAAGCGCGACTCGGAAGCAGTGAGGCACCTTATGTGTGTCCAGAAAGGGTGTGCCAGTCGCCATGTTGAGCGCCATTTGTAACAGCAAATAGGACTTCCCCAAACTGGTAGCACCCACCACTTCCATGATGCCACCTTCGTCAAGGATGTCAGAACCAATCACTGGAACGGTGGTAAATTCCACGGCCAGGAACTCTGACACCGTCTGAAGGGTAACCTTTACCATTTTCACCTCCACAACATAGGACATGAGACACCTGACATTACTCTTTAATACATCAATGTCTCATGTCTTATGTCCTATGTTGTTCTGTAAACTAAAACGCCCCACACTTCCCAGACACTTATCTTACCATGTTTGGCAAGGTTGAGCGTAGCGTCTCACTCCAATATGCCCAAAGTTCATCGCGGCCAAATGGATTAGGGTCGTCGTCAGCAATCATCTCAATGATTTGCTGGGGATCAATGCCATGCCAGCCGAGACTATGAACGCTCACTTTCAGGCGATTTGAGATAGAGAGTCGTACGGAATGATCAACTATCGCCATAGCTTTTACCTTCCTCTTGGTAAGCCAACGCCTGTGCGCAGTCTAATAGTTCCTCATGGCATGACAAACACACGGGTTGCCAATTCCCAAAGCCATGAAGTTCTACAAGGATAATCTCGAATTGGCCATCGCCACATAAACAACAGCTAATCATTTCGTGCCTTCTTTCCTTACTCCTATCTTCTTGCCCCCATGATAGCTGCGACAGTAGCGTCCCTCTTCGGGCATGTAGCGTGTGGGATTGTCACCACATAGCTCGATGTCGGGGCCTGACATAACAGGGAACTCGTCGGTGAGTAAACTCTCAGACAGAGCGCGAGGTTCCTGATCTAGCATCTGGAGTATCTCTAATCTATCCATCGGTTGCTTCCCCTTTCTTCCCATACGCTTCACGGGGTTTGGTTCCTAACTTCTTGCCGGACGCGGAATACTGGACAGTTTTCTCTTCCTGCCTAGGGGCCTTGACACCTTCTTTGGGGATATTACCACCGTGGATGTACCGCTTCTCAATCCGCTTGGCGGTCTTCACACCACGATAGCGGGCATGGCTCTGGCGCTCGTTGTCAGTCAGGAAGTTCATGTTAGGCATCCTCCGTTCTTTCATGTAGGCTGAGGTACACCTGAAACTGGCCCACTTCGTAGATACTGAGGCCAAAACGGTAGCCATAGAAGGCGCATCGGGCAAGCAGGATAAGCCGAAGTTCTTCAATCGTCAGCGCTGGCCCGCCCTTCCTTAAATTTCCAGTCGCGTCCACGAAGAAGACTCTATACGACCCTCCGACATCCATCCGTTTCCATGCACTGCCCTTGGGGCCTTCATACTCTCCCAGAAATGGGACACTATGAAGGTATTCTTTAAAATGCGCCAAGTCCACCAAGTCTTGAGGCCAGATGGGAGATGGGAACATTCTTTCTTGGGCGGCCTTCCGTGTGGCCTCTAACTGGATACTGCGAATCGTTGCGTCACTAAACATGGTATCCTCCTATCCTGTTAAGCTCTTTTAATATACTCTCGGTCGGTGACACCTGGCGGATAGTTGCTTACTCTATACCTTCTTCTCGTCGAAAGCTACGAAGCTGAATGACGGGATCGTAACCACCAATACAGCTTCTTGATTCAGGATAATCCGGAGTGATTCAGCAAACTCGCTAACGGATGCTCTGACGTTGGGGGAATCGGTAACTTCTACCTCATAGACTGCCGCTGGTTCTTCACCCAATACACTGCCATTGTTCCATGTCCCGCTACCAGTGAAACGAGTAAACCCGCCGAAGCGATGGGCAAGCTGATTCTCCCATGTGTAAAGCCCAATTGCTTGTTGATCTACGGTGTAAAATCTGACCAACATGTTACACCTCTTTCCAATCTTCAATGTCAAGCTCGCTAAGTATCGTCTCGAACCGAACCGTTTTGTGGACTGCGCTGCCGCTTCCCTCGTTTGCTGCACTCCAGAATGTGCCACAGCACTCGGTTAGTCCCGTTGCCGTTCACCCAAGCCCTTCGCCACGTACCTGTCAACCAAGTTGGCGATCAACTTCTCCAGGTCATTGCGCACATCCTTGTACCTATCGTAGAAAACTGGCTCACCCCCACGCGGATAGGGCCAGCGGCACGGCGGCTCACTCCCCACGTGCGCGGCGCCCGCGGCGCCCCCGTGTGTGGAGATACTATAGGCTCTGATTATGGCGAATTCGATACAAGCGTGCGGCGTCCAACAACGCGTCGATCCCACGGCCATCGTGGCGCCACAGGGCAGCTAGTTCCTTGTCACCATAAGTGGCTTGGATGTGCCAGGCTTTTTCAAGGCACACTTCGGCGATTAGCTCCAAAACTTCCGGCAAGCTAGTAGTGTCAATCATATCTTCTAACCGCCGTAGCATTTCGTTGCGCTCCATGTAATCCTCCAACACCCCATAATTTGTCTGGCCTTGTAGTTTTCCAGACTGGGGTTTACCTAGGCCCAAATGGGCCTAGCTACTCACCGTTTAGGGACTTTAGTCCAAGTATGCCCACACAGCCCCTTAACTGGCCGCTTGTCGAATGGATTCACCCATGCGCCATGTTGGCACGTTGGGCATCGTCGGAAATCGTGTTGGACGCTGGTGCATTTGGAAGCCGCCGTTTCAAACTCCATCTTATCATCTCCCCTATCTATCTTGTGTTATCATTAGCCGCTAGCGGCCATGTATGGACTTCAGTTTCCCGTTACTCTGCTCTCTCTGGAGACAGGCGGCACAGATAAACATGCCGCCGATCAGGTGAGAAATTACTCGCAGACACCAGTAGCATTTCATTCCTTCCTGCCATGTGTGTCTCATGATATTACCCTAGTTGGTTGTGTTCATCAACGGACAGTTCGCATTCGCATTCCACGACTTCAGCATACTCGACACCATGTCCGTAGAAAAACTCAACGTATCCTACACTCACATTCCCACACGGGTGTTCCTCTATGTCTGGTTCAACAGACTCATTCCAATTGCAGTCAAAAACCACTTCGTCCACTAAGTCCGCCAGCCCATTGATAGCATCAACCTCAGACTCGTAGGCCGAGACACTATCTGCCAAACATCCATGCAATCCACTCACGACTAGGAAATGACTCATTGCGTTACCTCATCGCCCCTTAATTTGACTGGCCTTGTCACCAGCCTGGGGTTTAAGCGGATGGGCTCCATCCGCTTGACTCACCGTCCGAACCGGTTTTGCGTTGCCATTGGCCGCTTATCAGCCGCCATGTGGTGGCGAAACACGCGGAACATCCGTTTGCATTTGGGGCATTGCTCCAGCGGACTAGCTTCACGGCCTAAATACACCTGCTGTAAACAGTGCTCACAAACTATTCTGCGCATATTACCTCTCTAATCGCTCATACTGTATGTCAACCCCAGTAGCTATAGTAGTTTCTACTATAGCTAAGGCCGAGAAGCCAATCACCAATGTCGCTAGTGCGACAGCGATCACTGAAGCCATGAATGCTAGAAATACGATGTTCGCCTTCATGCTTTATTCCTTGTGTGGCATCAGATACAGCGCGGTCAGCGCGCCAGTTACCGTAATTATTACCAGCCATAGGATTAGTCGTACTAATTCAGTCTCCATATATGCCGTCTCCATGTTCATTAGTTAGGCTTGTGACATTGCTGTGTAGGCCACTAGATGCGAACGTGGGTGCTTAGCTTCTCCAGCTTCAGCGCCGCTTGATCCCAAAGCTTAGCCAACCCCGCATCTTGCCAATTCATCTCGACATGATCGGCCTTTTCGTAGGCGATGGTCGCCATCAACTTGAGTGTATCGCTGAGTCCGATTGAGTCGATGATTTTCTCTAGATCATACATCCGATTCCTATTGTCTCTCACTGTAAGCTCCCTAACGTAAATTTAGCTACCTGCTTGGTAGCCATTGCAGCCGCCAAACCTGACATAACTCAGACTTGGCGGCTGTATAGCTATCAACCAGTCGCGTAACTACTTGCCTACGCTCCGGCGTGGTGCTTGTATTCTTCTGTACGCCTTCCCATGCCAAGCTGTGCCATCACTCAGTTAGCTGGCTGCTAACCAATGCAGTCTCGGCTCGGTGAGTCCTGCGCCAGTAATTCGTGAAGCCATTCGCCGGTTAAATTGACCTATCCTTCGTGTTCGATGTGGCCCGCTGTGCGACATGTCGGACTGGATCAAGTCACCCTAGCTAGTCTGGTAGAGCATCTATGGCACTGACTCTCTAACTAGGCTACAGTCTGTGGTTTCCCACTAGCACCCTGCTACACACCCGCTTGCGTCAGATAGGCTATTGCATCCCAGTTCGCTTGCCGCCAGTCCCGATGGTGGGGGGACTGTCGGGGGGAGTGGCTACCCTTTTCCCGCTTGCTGAGATTCTGTTTTGGTGGATTCGGCCAGGCTGATGTTAGGCTGTACCCTCTAACTGCTGGTCGGTTGTTCCGTTGTTGTGTTAACCTACAGATAGGTTATTACACCCAAACACTGATTGCAACAGTTATTTGGTTAAAATTCGTAATGATTTGGTTAAAACACCGGCCCCACCTACAGCCAATTGTGCGCGCACACCGTTTTGAGGTACACTTAGGGTATGCCTACACAACAGAAGCCTAAAGGCACCCCTATCACTCAGTCGCGGTTAGACCCTAAACCCATCGCCCCAGGTGTGGGAAGCACCAATCCGTCAGGACGCGCAGGTGCAGGTGCGGCCAAGCTGGCGACTGAAATCCGTGAACGCACGGGGCAGGGCAGTAAGCTTGTGGCCAAACTGCTGGCAATTGTGGATGATCCCGACGCGAGCCACACTGCGGTGATTGCGGCAATTGACAGGCTGCTGGATCGTGGGTGGGGCAAAGCTGTGGGCATCACCGAACTGGTCGATGCGCAGGGTAATCCCATCGGCAGTGTGGCTGGGAGCAACGAATTGCGACAGTTCTCGGTGGAAGAGCTACGGAAGATGCTCGCAGCAGGCGCCCAGCGTGGTGGCGGGAAGGGGGAGCCACACGCGGAGCCAGCGCCCCGCGTGGAGCCACCAGCCCGCGCGTAGGGCCCCGCGCAGCCAGGTGGGGCGCCCCAGCGCGCACCCGCGGCGGCCAGCGCTCCCCCCAACGGGCCGGTGGGCTGGCGCCCAGGTGGGTATACGGGAGGTAGCCAGACGGCGGCCCCCGCGCACCAGGGAGGTCATGAGCTGTCAGAGATTTTTTATAACTTTTTGGAGGTTTTATGTCAGAAGACGTAGCGCGAGGTGATCGAGGTGGACGAGGCAGAGGATGGCGACGGGGCCTCACGGCTAAGAAAAATGACGAAATACGCCAGGAGGGGAACGCCGAGAGGGCGGAAAGCGTGGCAGCTACCCCCCGCGCCACACCCCCCACAGTGAGTGTAGTTGACAAGGTGCCGACTCCTGCCAAGACGATAACCGTAGAGGATATTGAGGTAGCGCTCGCAGAGCGCAGTTTCATTGACTTTTTGAAGTTCGTAAAGGTTATGGAGCCACCACCTGGACGCGGTGTGATACCGATGGAGGTATGGCCCCACATCAGAGAGGTGTGTGAAGTGTTGGAGAAGGAGCGGCTACTCGTGTGGTTGAAAGCCCGACAGATCGGCGCTAGCTGGTTGCTGGCCGCCTATGCGTTGTGGATGGCCCTATTCCACACCGGCGCGCGTGTGGCGATGTTGAGTCAGGGGGAGATGGAAGCCATTGACTTCTTAAAAAAGGCTAAGTTCATACATGATCAACTTCCCCAGCGAATGCGGCGTCATGCGGCCCCCAGCACGCAGACAGAGTTTGGATTCCCAGAGATGAATAGCACAGTTGTAGCCCTTCCTAGCACCGAGAAAGCGGGCCGGTCAAGTACCAACTCGGTAGTTATTCTGGATGAGGCCGATTATCATCCCTACATTGAGGCCAACTACAACGCGATAAAGCCCACACTTGATGACACCGGGGGCCAGCTCATATTGGTGAGCACAGCCAACTACAAGCAGATGGACAGTTTGTTTAAGGCTACCTTTCTCAACGCCCCTGCCAACGGATTTCAGCGCCTATTCTTTCCCTGGAACGTGAGACCGGGCCGTACCCAGACTTGGTATGAGTGCAAGCGGCTGGAGTACCGCGATCCGTTCATGTTTGCCAAAGAGTATCCCGACAGCGCTGAGGAGGCCCTAGCACCGCCTAGTACATTGGCAATGTTTAACATCGAGGTGCTGAAGCAGATGCGTGAGGATTGTAAAGCCCCCATAATCACCAGCGGGCCTGTACATGTGTACCAGAAGTACATGGCAGGTAAAAAGTATATCGCAGCGACGGATACTTCACATGGTGTGGGCGGCGATGATGCGGTAACGGCCGTTATGGATGTCACCACTGGCTACGTGGTGGCGGATATACAATCCCCACTCATTCCCCCTGAAGAGCTTGCCGAACTCAGTGTTGCGCTTCTGGCGCAGTACCACGACCCCCTCTGGGCGATTGAAGACAACGACTGGGGCGGAGTAACATTAAAAAAAGCGAAAGAGTTAGGCTACAAACATCTCTATCATCGCGCGGAGGGGAAACCAGGCTGGCACACGAATGACCGCACCAGATACGTCCTGTGGAATGAACTCTGTGAGGCGTTGAATTCTAGACTCATCACAATTCCAAACAAGGCCGGACTAGATCAGTTCTTCACTGTGATACGGAATCCCAAAAAAGAGGGTCGCATTGAAGCACAGCAAGGGTGTCATGACGACTATCCCATGACCATAGGGATTATGTGGCAGCTAAGGAAGGAGGCCCGCGCATACACGGCCAGCAGCGATAAGGCCAAGGGACTGCCAACCCGAACATCGGCTTACAATTGGACAGGACGACGTATGACATGATATAAGACACCCGATGAGGTGGTGTCATATGTCCGGTATTTAAGGCAATTTTGAAGCTAAAAATAATATAGGACATAAGACTATAGACATTAAGTTATATAAAAATCATGTCTAGTGTCTCATATATCGCTTGACAAAAAAGTATCCTATGATATATCCTACATCTATGAAAAAGTGTAATGTATGTCAACAAGAAAAACCTACAACTGAATTCTATTTACAATCTAAAGGATATTGTCGCCAACCGTGTAAAAAATGTTGGGCTAAGAAGGCGGCAGAGAATCCCAGACTTCATTCTCCTGAGTATAAAGCAAAAATGGCAAAACGTAAGCGGGAAAAACGAGCAGAAGGAAAACCGCCTAGAATATTTAACCCAATAAAAAAATACGGCATGACTGGTGGAGAATTACAAGTCTGGAAAAAATATCAAGGAAATATTTGTGGCATTTGTAAAGAAGATGGAAAACGGTTAGTTATAGATCACAATCATAAAACTAACCAAGCACGGGGATTATTATGTTATCGTTGTAATAATCTTGTAGGATTTATAGAAAATAATCCTAAACTTATCGCACCCGCCCAAGAATATATAGCTACTCATTAAAGGAGCCGCCATATGCCAAGCTACGAAACTAAACCCGATGCAAAGACAATTCTTACTAAACACGGACATCTTAAGCAACTTTGGAGCAGGGCACATTCGAAATGGCAGGATATAGATACATACTACCAGCGCACCTTTCGCCTGTGGGATGAAGGCGTGGATCGTCCCAGCTTTCGCCCAGCGCGGTCTACGGCCATTGTGGATCATGCGGTGGACAATCAGTTGGCATTTGATCCGATGGTGCATCGTGAACCCGCTGGACGGGGACGAGCGCATGAGGCAAGGGCCGACAATATTGAGCCTTGGGTAAAAGCTGTGCTGGAAGAAACCTCACTGCTGGAGCCACAATTGACATGGAAGCAGATTGGCAAATACCTCATCATGTATGGTTACACCGTGGTTGACGGCCCGGTGCTGAGCATGGAACATCGGCCCCCGAAGGTTAGCCGCAAGAAGGGTGAGGATGATGAGGATTGGAAAAAGAGGGAGGCCCTCTACAACAACGAGAAGCTGACTTGGATGCCCTTTCGCATCAGGGCTACTCATCCAGCGCGCGTGTTGATGAATCCTATGGAGAAGCAGCCCCAGGAGGCCATAAAGACCGTGGCCCACTATGCCATTGATCTTCACGAGATGACTAAGAAACGTGTCGGCAAGCGCGGGCAGGCAGAACTCTATGAGTTGGGAGACAACTGGTATGAACTAGTACCCACCGTTGAATATTGGTCACGATTTTGGCATGCTCTCATTGCAAATGAGCAACTGCTCTTTGTGGAGAAGAACACTTGGGGTTTTGTACCCTTCAGTCACGCCTTTTCTGGCTGGGGTTCCGAGCCAACGGATTCTCGTAGCTTCAATCCCGAACATCTGGCAGTCGGCATTTTGGATCACATCAGAGAGTCTCTTCTCATTCATGCCCAGGCACTGAGCGGTCGCCACAACAGCTTGATGGAAGCGACCTTCAATACTATGATGACAAGTGGTGATGCGATGGAACTAGCACAACAGAAGGCACGAGGCAACATCATTGAAGGCTTCCAGAAAGGCGAAGCATGGTGGATGGACATTCCACAACTCCCGCAGTGGATGTTCCAAGCGGTGTCAGAGGTTGAGGCCGACATAGAGTTTGGGACATTCAGTGCGGCCCAGGCAGGGATGCGACAGCAGGGGGTTAGTACAGTCGGGCAGCAGGCGATACTCAGCACAGCGGCGGCCAAGAAATTTGTGGCCCCCAGCCAACAGCTTGACCATCTGGCGACCGTGGCCGCAAGTAACTTGCTGCGTCTGGTGGATGTGCTGGACGAGTCCGTAACCGTCAGAGGCCACACGATTACGCCCTCAGACATTGGGCACGATTATCGAGTTAGTGTCAAGTTTGCGCTTATCGATCCAGTGCTTCAGCTTCAGCGCCGGCAACTTGGGGTGTCAGAGGTGGGGATGGGCTTGAAGTCTAAGGAAACTTTCTGGTCGGCAGATGCCCAGCTTGAGGATGCCACTGGCGAAAAGAAGCGGATGCTCATAGAGAAGATGGAAGCGCATCCGGCGATTCAGGAGATTCTCATCCGACAGGCTGCTGAAGAGTTTGGGCTGAGGGAGATGCTGGAGAGGATTGAAGAAGAGCAGGTCGCACAGCAAGCGGCCCCGAAGGGCATGGTACCTGCTGAAAGGGCAGCGCCGATCCTGGGGCCTGATGGCCGGCCACTTGGCCAGATGATGGGCAGTCAGACGGATGTTAACAAGCCACTCACCCCAGAGGTAGTCAACCCAATGCGGTTGCCCCTCACAGCCACAGGAGCGTTATAATAGATGAGTGAAATAAATCCGTACCATGAAGTCGTACGCGACATGGTGGAAAACATGTGGAAGGCCAGAACTGAGGCCAAGAAGTCCCGGCCCATTCCCTTCGGT